TCACGCTGCAGAAGAAATGCAACACATGCGTAAATTATTCACTTATTTAAATGAAACTGGTGCATTAGCGGTAATCACTGCAATTGAAGCACCTGCGCATGAGTACAAATCATTAAAAGAAATCATTGAATTAACTTATGAACACGAAAAATTGATCACAAGTAAAATCAATGAATTAGTGGGTAAAACTTTTGAAGAAAAAGACTACTCTGCATTCAATTTCTTACAATGGTATGTTGCAGAACAACACGAAGAAGAGAAATTATTCAGCGGTATTTTAGACAAATTAAATCTTCTTGGCGAAGATGGCAAAGGCTTATTCTTAATCGATAAAGATTTAGGTAACCTTGCAGGTCAAACCGCTTAATTAGATAATCATAAAGCTTAGTAGAAATACTAAGCTTTTATTTCACCTATAATTTGTGACAACGTATCAAATTATTTTAAACTTCCCTTTTATCTTTGAATACAAGTTGATGAAATTTAAAACAACCACACGTTTTTAATGAAATTTTACTTGCAACGAAGTAAGATAAACGTATAATTCAGAACAACCCAAATGCCTGGGTGGCGAAATTGGTAGACGCAGCGGATTCAAAATCCGCCGGTGAATAACCGTGTCGGTTCGAGTCCGACCCTAGGCACCATTAACAGATCCCCGCTATTTTAGCGGGGATTTTTCTTTACAGATTTTCTACATTTAAAATCAATCGCTTATGAGTTTATTTAGCTATAAATTCTAAGTTTATTTTTTGCCTGTATTGCTATTTTTTATCTGATTTTATATATTTTTATCTGCTGACTGCACCAAAACTGCACCACTTTTTAAGGAACTGCACCAGCTAAAATATAAAGGTAAAAATATGGCTACTATACATAAGCGTGGCAATAAATGGCGTGCGCAAGTTTATGACAATGGAGGGCGTAGATCTAAATCTTTCAACACTAAAGGCGAGGCAACGCAATGGGCTTTGGAAGAAGAGAGAAAATTAGATCTACAAAAGAAAGGATTGCAACCTGAAACACTACTATCTGAGGTAGTTGAGCGCTATTTAAAAGAAGTTACACCAACTAAACGAGGCGTGCGGCACGAAACTTTAAGGCTTAATAGGTTTATGCAACACCCTATTTGCAGTAAATATATAGGTGATGTTACAAGGAAAGATTTTGAATTATGGATTGCCGAAAGGGAAAAATCAGTTAGCGGTGAAAGTATTAGGCGAGAACTATCCACTATCAAACATATTTTTACCGTTGCGGTTGAGCGTTGGGATTATATTGAAAGAAACCCTACAGCCGGGCTTGTCTTACCAAAAGGAAGTCCACCAAGAACGCAAAGATATTCTGATGAAGAAATAGAACGACTACTCTATGTTAGCAGCTATCATGATACATTAAAGACGGTTAGGGCGAGAACTGGCGCAGCTATGCTATTCGCTATTGAAACTGCAATGCGAGCCGGTGAAATTTGTGGGCTGACTTGGGATAATGTTGATTTTGAGGATAGAACTGCATATTTACCGATAACGAAAAACGGATCTTCTCGAAGAGTACCTTTATCGAAAAAAGCTATTGCGATTTTAGAAAGGTTAAAAGAAGAAGTTGGCAATACTGGAACGTGCTTTCAAATTGAATCAAAGTCACTTGATGCAACATTTAGAAAATTAAAAAAAATGGCGATGTGCGAGCATTTGCATTTTCATGATACCCGAAGAGAGGCGCTAACTAGATTAGCGAAAAAAGTTGATGTAATGACTTTAGCTAAAATCTCAGGCCATAAAGACATCAGAATCTTGCAAAACGTTTACTATGCGCCTAATATGAAAGATATTGCTGGATTATTAGATTAATAAAGGAAAATTAAAGAGCGGTCAAATTAACCGCTCTTTTTTTTATGTTTAGAATGTTCTTGGCGTAAACATGGTTGATTTGTATTGATTTTGTTTAGCAGCCCATTCTTTTGCCTCTTCCGATGCTCTTGCAAAATTCTGACGAGCAACCTCTTCTCGTTTTTCTCTTGCAATTTGAGCGGCTTGTTGCGGTGAAATACTGTTTACATCAACCATATTTCTTGCCGGCGCTGCAATTTGAGGTTTCACTTCCTCAATAACCGCTCTTTGAGGCTCTTTCGGTTTCGGATTATATAAGTCCATATCGCCACCACTTGTCATGTATAAAGCAGCCCCCATATCGCCAGCGTTTGCAAATGATTGTCTTGTACTCTCTTTCTTGAGAAAATCATTCTTTGCACTATCTAAAGCATTAATCCGATTGATTAAAGCCTCCCGCTGATCTTTATCTTCTGTTTGAGATAATCGCTCTGTTAGTGTGCCAATTTGAGCATCATAAATCCCAATAGTTTGCATCTTGCCGGTTAGATCACGTTGCGTTTCTTTTATGCTATTGCCGCCACCACCGCCAGCAGATCTCGCATATCTCGCTGCTGCCTGGTATCTTGCCACAGTTTCAGATATGGCATTTCTTGTCTTATGATCTTCCAGTTCAAAATCATGCTGATGCTTTTTATCAAGTTGCTCGCTTTCAAAAGCTCTTTGCTTATCTGATTCCTTTTCTTTCCAATCAAGCATTTTATTTGTTTCATCTTCTTTCCAGCCTTGCTCTACGTTTTTAATAACGCCTGTTCCAAAGCCTTGTGCCATTGCTGCTAAAATGCCACCTAATCCCATAATTTACACCTCTTGTTGCATAGGTTGTTGCATTGATTGCGGTTTATTACCTTGCATTTGTGATTGGCGTTGATTTTCAAGATCAGATACCTTGCCAATCATATCAACATATTGCTGTTCTTCTTCAGGCGGTAAAATGCCGTTTGTCGCCTCGCCAAATTGATCTAACGCATCCATTAAGATGTCAACAAGAATATCATCAATCTGATCAACTGGAACGCCAATTTGTTGCAATAATTGCATTGCTAAATCTTTTGCAACTTGCATCATTACTTGAGGCGGGATTGTTTTGCCGTTTTGTTGAGCAGCTTGAATGTTTGCAATCATCGCCGTTGCAACTAAATCCGCAACGCCTTTTTCAACGCCTTTTTGCTCAATTCGCTCTTGCGCAACATTAGCAATGGCATTGACTGAGTTATCCATTACCATTTTATACATTTGCGACATATTGCCTTGCTGGCTCATATCGACCTGTTGCCCTTGTTGCATTTCCGGCTGCGCATTACCGTTTTGTTGTGCCATTGAATCTAAAATACCCATTATGCGTTCCTTATATTACTGAGATGTTATTCCATAAATTGACTAATTGAGGGATGCTGTTGTAATCTTCCTCGTCTTTGTATTGACCATTTGCCGCTTTCGCTCTTTGCTGCATCGTTCCTAAAATACCTTGCCCCACATACTCCGTGTTGCCAGCCATTTTACGCATTTGCTCCCAATCTTTCATTGCTTGCGCTTTTTTAGCTTTATCCTCGATAATCATTTCGTTCAGAACAGGAGAATTAACTTTGTCGGCCGCATGCTGCATCGCTGAATTATAGCGAGAATTATCGGCAATAACTTTAGCCGCCGTGCCAATAGGAGCTGTGCCAACACCACCGGTTACAGCCCCTCCAACAATCCCCGCCACGGTCGCTAGCCCACCTTTAAACCTAGAACCAAAACTATCCATGTCTTCACTAAAAGCATCCTTGACTTTTTGCGATTCTGCTTGATATACGGCTTTTTGCCCTGGTGTCATTTTCCCAAGAATTTCATCCTCTTTATTTAATAAGGTATCAGCAGCCGTGCCGGCTTTTGTTAATCCTAATTGCGTTACCCCAGATGCGATAGCTTCAGCCATAGAAGTTGGTTCAAGCGTTGAACCAACTATTGATGAAACAACGCTACCAATAGTATTGCCCTTATGCTCTCTAGAAAGACTTTCGCCGGCATAATGATGAGCTATATCCCTAATTCTATCCGTTGGTGTGAGCGCATTGATATTATCCCAATCCTGTCTTGCAGAATAAGGAGCGTTTTTTGTTACATCACGACCGAATAATCCGTTGGTTAAACTTGTTTTATTGCCACTAACCGCACTAGATGCTGCCGCATTACTTTGATAATGTGTACCAACGCTTTGACTAATCGCACTTCTACCACCAAAACCAGTATTAATAGGATTGCTTATGCTTTGATTTGCATTATTGCTCTTGCCTCTGCTAGCAAGATGCTTATCCATTCTATCTCTTGTGCTTTGATAGTTATCACTGCTATCATGCTCTTGCCAACCGCCTCGGCTATCATTAGCACGCTCATAGCCGGCTCGCTCCATGCTTTCGCCAAAACTATCGCTAATTGATTTAGATTCTGATCGAGCCATAATTAAACGCCTTTATTTTTACGTTCTAATTTACTTTGCATTTCCGTTAAAATTCCACCGTTTGCCAATCCTGGGGAGTTATCAACGGTTAAGCTGTTGTACGAAACATCAACATCCGGCACTGCTGAATACTGAGATTTTAGAGCATCTTGCATATTCAATAGCTCTCGTTGTTGTTTCATTAAGTCCTTATTAGCCTCTTTTTGAGCAAAATACTGCCCAACGCCAAGTAATGTATTTCCAAGCAAGTTTGTGGCTGTTTTATTGCTTTCCATCCACTTGCCTGCCTCTCCAGCCGCATCTCCTAACCACGATGCCGCCCCACTGATAGCCTCAAAAGCCTTATCCCAAAATGATTCGCCGGCCATAAATTTGCTCCTTATTTAATACTTACTGACGGTACACCAAGACTAGGGAAAGACGACCAATTTTGTTTGGTTGTCGGAATCCCTTGCATGAATTTAGATACAAAGTTAATCTCAGAATCACGGCTAGATTTCAATGTTTTGATAGCTTTCTCTTTGTCGTCCGCTTTCATTGCTGTGTTATTCAAGATGCCAGCAATTTGAGCATCAAAGTTATTTGCAATCTGCATTGTAAAGTCTATTGATTTGCCAATGGTATTAGCTGAGACTTGAGCATTTAAGTTCCGCATTTCATTTTGATGGTTCAGATTGGCTAATTCACGTTGATTTGCTCTATCTAACGCATTTTGCGATGCAGTAAAGTTGTACTGAGCTTGATTTAAACGACTTTGATTACTGTAATTTAAGTCAGACTGTAATTTTGCCAATCTACTTTGATTGTTGTAATTTAAGTCCGATTGTAATTGAGTTAATCCTCTTTGATGCGCTCTATCAAGATCAGCTTGAGATGCAGCAAATTTGTTTTGTGTATCATTCAATCGACTTTGATTCTGATAACTTAAATCAGCTTGTAACTGAGCTAATCCACGTTGATGCCCACGATCCAAATCAGCTTGAGATGCAGCAAATCTATTTTGCTCTTGATTTAAACGACTTTGATTGCTGTAATTTAAGTCAGCTTGGAGTTTAGCTAAATCCTTTTGATGCCCTCTATCTAAATTAGCTTGTGATGCCGTGAATTGATGTTGAGTGTCTTGCGCTGCGATTGGAATTGCAGCATCCAACATAGCTCTTTGTGCCGCCTCTGCGCCAAGTGTTGAATTTTGCAAGCCACGATTAGCAGCGATTCGCTCGCCTTTTGCCGCCGCACTTCTCATCAGCAAAGAATTGCTATTTAAGATGTTTGCAACATTGCCAGCCATTGTGCCAGAATTGTCCTTTTCTGGAGTTTGCGAAACTGTTGGAGCTTGTGGCTGCTTTTTATTTAAAGCGCCGCTCATAGTGCCTAGAATTGACATATATTCCCCCAAAAAGAAAAGCCGCTATTTAGCGGCATCTTGTTTAAAATCTTCGGTATATTGTCGGCGGTAAACTTCACTGAAATAGGATTCCTTACAGTGATTGCGGTCAAAAAATACCGCATTGATCAATATGTGAATTACACGCCATCGTTTGCGAGGATGCTCCGATAATACTGCACCTCTATAAGCTCGGCTTGATAATGTTTCATCAGCAGCGCCACCAGTGATAGCGTTAAACAACTGATCGATTGCAATAATGACATGGTAAAACCATTTTTTTACTTTCTCTTCACTAACCATTATTTACCCTCCAAATGCTCTTGATACGTTTTCGACCAGCCGGATGACCAGTTATAATCTTTCGGATTAGCTGATTGCTCTAATAGCAGTTTGTGCATATAGGCATTCTCATACATTTTTTCTTTAAGAGTTTTCACTGCATTCCATACTGCCTTAAACTCCTCAAAATGGATAACTTGAGCAGTGTTATCAGCACAAATTAATGTGTAAGTGTTATCCTTGCCGTTTAAATCAAAATCAGCCTTAATCTCAACCAGTGTGCTGCGGCCTTTATCGTCCGTATCAACCCATTTATTGATCAATGGAACAAATACACCACCATTTACACAATCATCACGCTTTTTGTTAATCGCTGCTCTAATTTCAGCTCTTTGAGCATTTAACAACTCATTTCGTTTATCTTGCGACACTACCCATTTATCGCCATCCCATTCATGGTATTCACTAGGTTTTTTCTCCATGATCAATTTGCCATTAATTACATAGCATCCAAGTAAATCATCCGTGTCTGATTCAACTTCTAAAACGCCGCAATCAACTGGAAACAAAGATGATGCATCACGAGAACAAGAAACCACTAATCCATCATCATCGAACATTACTTTTAATGTATTGTCAGAAAATTGCGGTTGAATCTCATACCAATCTTTGCCATCTTCACTTCTTAAATACAATACCCCATCAATAGCATTGCTGCTTGGCTCGTATGTTTTGAATTTTTTTATGTATAGCATATTTATTACCCTTAGCCTGTGATGTTGTACCAGGTGCCATTAACTAATTTTTGTATAGGTCGATAGGTTAATGTTCTAGTATTATTTTGAACCCTAGCACCGGTCATTACTAAAGCGCCGGTAGGAACGGAATCGAATTCAGATCTATATATCGGATTACCCAATCTAACATCAGATACAGTCTCATGCGCAAGTGCGACAACACCTCCTCTTTCTGGAAAGAGTATTTCATACGCATCTTGAACCCACAATTTCCATCTATTGTTATTAAATTCAAATCGAGCAAGTTTATTATTTTGTTTTCTTAAAACCTCAAGTCCACCAAAATAGTGATCGTTCTGAACAACCCTAACGAAATCAAAGTCTGTTTGGTGTGTTTTATTTAACGAGCGACTAGGCGTTCTAACATCACCATTACTGACAAAATCGCCGTTGTGTTCAAACTGCCATATAAGGTTATGTCCGTTATCCTCAATTAGATTAATAATTCCTCTACCAAACCCACGCTCAGCCCCTTGAACTGATGTGTAACCGAATGAAAACGCCGATCCATACTCGCCATTACGATTAATAAACCCTTTTATAAAAGGATGATATGTATCACGAGTAACGCCGGCAGATGCCACAACATAAGGCGCTTTTAAATTGTATTGATTTGAATAACTCCCATGCCCAACTTGAGGCACCTCAAGATAGCCGTCTGCAATGAATTTATCACCATCATAACCAAACCTATTATTGGAATTGCCGAATGCAATATAACCCTCTCTATCATTCGTAACGCCTTTAACTCCAATAGATTCTGCTTGATAAACATCCATAATATAGGCGCTTTCGCCAACTTTAATACGCCCATACGAATCACCATTAACTATTTCCAAATCTGATAATTCTAATTTGCCAGAAATTTCCCCTCCACTCTTATCAAGCTTGTCTTTTACTGCCTCATTCAAGAGTTTGACGGCTTTTGATGTTGCAACAGTTTCAGTGCTGTCACTATCTACACTAGACGACATGCTTGATGTTTTAATATAGTCAGTTAATGATTCAGGAATTTTTGCTATAAGCGATTTTAGATATTTACCCGCTTTTGCGGTCAACCCCAATTCCTCTCTTTCTGATTCCAAACTGCTTGTTAGCTGCACGATCCCTTTTGTTTCAGTGTTGGCGCTCGGAACATTTATTACCTTTGAATACTCTACCTCACCATTAGCTAGGCTCACGGCTCTATTGGCAGCCTGTACGGCCTCTGCCGCTTTACTTGTGGCTATATCGGCATTGTTTTTGGATGTAATTGCGGCTGATGATGCAGTTGTTTCGGATTGCGCTGCTTTGGTTGCATAGTGATAAGCTGAATATTTATCACCTTGTACTACTTCATTAACTGGATTGGCTGCCCATTTATGAGCCATATTCTCAGAATTGATAGCCGCTTGTTGGCTGCTTTGTGCGGATGCCGCCGCTTGAGTTGCCGTATCAGCTTTTTGAGTTGCAGTTAAAGTATTTGTAGCAACAGATTGCGCATTTTGAGCAACTTGTTGAGCTTTGGTGGTAACATCATCTCTCGCATTATTAACGCTCTTTTCTGTTTCAGTGAGCATTTTAAGCGGCACTGGGTGCATCGGATCGGTTGGTTCTGGGATTAATGGACTTTCCTTAAACCCTTTCCCATCATCTCGCATCTCGGGGATGCGTTCAAAACTCGATTGAATTGCATCAAATTCATCAGATACGGCTTGTCCGTCAGCTTTTGTGTATGGAGTAAATTGATGTTTGCGTTTATACCAGCTTTCTTTAGACACGATAATTTCTCCGGGGAATATAGTTTAAGATAAGTCCACTTATTTCAAATTGTGGAGAGTATATTGATGAGCCTGCAAATGATAAGGCAATATTGCGACTATACCCTGATAATTGAAGTGTTGGTGTCGAATAATCTTCCGCAGACCAAAGAAAATCATTCCAAAGAGAATCATTCCAACGACCGCCGCCGCCGGCAATTTCTAAATCTTTACTCAGTGCGGCCGAATGATAGTTTGAATTGTAATCAAGATCGAAACGAAAGCTTATTTTTGACTTCCCATCGGTTGTTGCTTGCAATTCGGCGCTATGCCAGCTCTTGATCAATGTTGGCGATCCACAATGGTTAAATGCCATTTTTACAGTCCAATCTATGCTTTTTCCTGAAAATGAATAGCATTTGTCAGACTGTATATAAACTTTGCCATCACTAAAAGCTATGTAAACTTGATTTGGAGATTGCCAAATCCCTTGTAATGGCTCAGGGTAAATAAAATATGTACTTCTTGTCGTTCCATCAGGTTGCAACATAATACATAAATGCCGCCCCTCAGATGAATAGAATCTAACTTGGTTAGATTTAGCTTTAGTGGATGAATAAACGATATTGTATGGTTGTTTATCAAAGGCAAGTTTACGGTTTGCATCCATTTCACTTAATCTGAAATCACCAAATTGCTCAGTTTGATCTATTCGAGTGATGCCGTTTTTTGTAATTGCGATAGGCATGAATGATGTTTGCAGCGTATTCTGAATTATACCAACCGGCGAAATGTCTTTTAACGCCCAATCTTCACGACCTGAACCATAAAGCCCTGATGTTTTATTTTGACAACCAATAATTAAAACACCGCCGGTGGTGGATGATAATGCAGTTATTTCATCCCCTAAGCCGAATTGTTCTGAGCCTAACAATACCGCCCAATGATTAGGATGCCCGACTAATGAATGTCCTAATTGACCGCCAGCGAATGATGCAAATAAATGATTTCTGTGCGCACAAATATATTGTGGACTGTCATTATTCACGAGAATTGGAATGATAATTCCATTCGGACGAACCTCAATAATCTGCTCGCCATTACACCCATAGGCATAATGCGTATTAGAGCCGCCATAGAAGTTGTGATAGATAAATTGCCAGTCTTTCCCTTTTGTTAGCGAAACCCTGTCACATTTTTCTATTGTCGCAACGGTTGTGCTATTTATCTGTAATGGTTGTTCAGATAAAACAGATTGTGACAAGACAACATAGCCCGATTTACTATCAGGCGCTAAAGATACCGAATGAATCACACCTCTAACATTGCCAGATGTAAAGTCTGAGTTATCCAATAGATTTTCAGGTTTGACTAGGTTTTTTAACTTAGCAATATACGTTGCTTGAGCTGTCGTCCAGCTATTATCAGAACTGATAAATACACCGCATCTATCACCATCATCACGAAAAGCAATCAGCTTATCATTCAACTCTACAACGCCACGAATATTTCCTGTTCCTGGAACTGGAAATACAGCATCAACCCCTAACTGAAATGCCTTTCCTCGATAAACTAAGTCATCAGCAAAATCACCATCGATAGAGCTATTCACATAACTTGCAGTAAAGCTAACACCGCCAACAGAAAAACTTGCTCCGTTGGTCATTGTTTCTGGCTTTAAAAACGCAACAACAAAGGCATCATCTAACACATCAATAATGTGGTATTGCTTACCGTTATGAGTAAATGCTTTATTGTGAAATTGCTCTTTATTGGAGATATTCCCAACGTGCAACACGGCATAAGTCATTTGAGATGGAACTGTTTTACCATCCAAACACTCATACCCCTCAATTCTGGAAAATCCACCGCCATAAATAGGCTGCACATTTAACGTGCTAACCGCATCACTACTAGCCTTTGCGATTGGAGGAGTAGATAGATCCATTCCACCGCTAATAGCGATAAATTGTGATTGATTTCTCGGTAACTGTGCCATTTATTTGCCTAATGATGGAGTTGGTAAAAATTGAGTGCAAAGTAAGTGCAGATATTTATCCCATTCGTTTTGCCCACGCAAAATTAACTCTTGAGCATTTTGCGATAAGGCTTTGCCTTGCATTGCGTAATACACAATAGCCACATGGAATTTTTCAGGAATGAAAGGAGTATCAGCAGATGCCTCAAGAACTTGAGGATTTTTAGAGGAGAATCCATCCCCCCAAAAATCCTCACTCCAATCACGCAAAGATTGAATATCTAGCCACGATTCACGAACTGCATCAACATACTCTAGATTACGACCTTTCTGATTGCCTACGCCGAATGGGCCATCACCTGTATCATTCATTTCACGGCGTAACCGTTGAGCAAGTTGAAGATAATTCATTATTCATCACCTAATACTGTAATTGAGAATCGAGTTGCAAAGTATTCAGTCAATGAACCGTCTTGGTTTTGTTTAAAGCGAGTTTCACCTGATTTAGCCAATAGCTGATATGCCGGCTCAGGGATTGATACTTCTTCACCACGTTTAATTAACGCATCCCAATCACCAATGCTGACATAAACATCGCCGGTTTCGGTTTCACTTGGCGCAATAATAATTCGCACACGCTTGTGCGATAACAATGGAATATCGCCTTGTGTTTCTTGTGGCGCTTGCGGTTGTAATTGCACTTCCGTATCAGGGCGTAAAATGCCATTTGCTGATTCAAAATCAAGAATCGCTTGAACCAGATCTTCTTTTTTGCCGTCTTTTTCAACGCCGCAATAATCACGCAAATGAGCAACTAATTCTTCTTTTGTTGCTTTTTTTAAATCAATAAATGGATAAGCCATTGTGTCCTCACTAAAAAATAAAGCCCTCACAAGGAGGGCTTTTGGTTTACGAATTAAACTAAAGTGATGATGCGGCCACTTCTAAACGAACTAACCAAGCATCGTTTAGGATTTTACCCGCCCACCAAGTTTTCCAACCCACTGAGCCGGTTTGACCTAATTCATCGCCTTTTTCAGCTTTGCCAGGATTGCGCACTAAAATTTGTGCAGCATCTTTACCTTTTAATGGGCAAGTTGCATAAGCATCTTGACCGAATACGGCGATTTTATACACGTCCGCCTTAGCGCCAGCAGTAGATAATACTTTGGTTGCTGTTGGAGTACCGCCTTTGTTGATTTCAGGTGCGAATAAAGGCGATGTAATAAAGCGCACGTTTTCGATTGTACCGAACTCTTGCGGAACAATAGGCTGACGAGAGCCGTATTCTGCAACTGGAGTGAATCCAGGTAAACTGCGAATATCAGCCTCTAAATCAGTATGGCATACCGCAATGTATGCAGCCTCAATCGGTTTAGTACCGTATTTGATTGAGCCATCAAGGATAGATGTTTTTTTCTTCGCACGATTGCGTTGTAATTTACGCACTGCCGCACGAATATGCTCTAATTTAACCGCAGTATTTACATCGTTGGAAGAAGTGCCGTTGGCGAAAATAACGTTTGTACCGCCACTGATTGCGCCCCAAGCTAAAAGCTCGGTTGTTTCAGCCGCTTGCTCACCTGAAAGCATTGTAGTATCGCTTAACACTTGATCCTCATGAGTATCTTGAATCACATCAGTGATTTCAACCCATGAGCCGTATTGTTTTAATGAGACTTCCACATCTTCATACGCCATTTTTTGAGAATCTGGACGAACACCCTCAGTCAATGGAGTTGTTGCCGGTGCAAATGGTTTTGGACGGCGGAATTTAATGGTTTGAGATTTGTTTTGTGGAACTGGTTTAGTTTGACCAAGTTTATTCAAAACAAGGATTGGTTCTGCGTGAGCTAACATTTTAGCCTCAGCATAAACTTTTGTGCGTGGAGAAATGTCGCTATCGGTATATTTAGTTGTAGCCATGATAAATTTTCCTCAAATGAACTAACTTACTTATCGCTGTTTAGCAAATTCAGCAGCGAATTGGTTGAACAACGATTCTTCATCAACTTCGCTGCCCCCTTTTGGACTTGTTCGACCAGTAGGAAGTGACAATGCTGAAAGTTGTTGAGAACGTTTATTCCGTTGCTCTGAGATTGATGCGGCAGTCTTTTTGTATTCATTGAGTAAGTAGATAGCATCTTGCGGATCGTCTGATTTAAACAATGCTTTGATGCCTTTTGGTTGATTATCTACCCATCTATGGAACATTGGATCGCCTAAAATGTCGTTTGCATCAGGAACGACTTGAGTAACCAAAGAGATTGAGCTATCAAGTTGTTGCTGCGCAAAATCTTGCATATTTGCATCGACCATCTGAGCAATCGGCGCTGAAATATCATTAAGGCGTTGATTTTGTCCGGCAAGAATACGGGATAATACATCAGCAACTTCAGGATAGTCCGCACGCAAATTATCTAACTCACCATCAAAGGTAGTTTGATTTTGCTCGAGCTGCTCTAACGCTGCCTTAGCCTGTTGATATTTCTTAGAGAGAGCGCCAACACGACCACGTTGAGATTTAGCCATGTGTTCGTATCTCTCTTTTTCTGCTTTCATCAAACGGAAATTGTCTTTCACTTCATCAGTGGCATTTGCCAACCATTCAGGCAATACTTCCTCTTTTTCATCCGGCTGTTGCGGGATATTTTCTTGAGTGGTATCTTCCATGCGTTGATCGGGCGCTGGCTGTTTGGTCTCATCTGCGACTGACGGTTTAACTTCAGCAGTTAGTCCACCTGATTCAAGTTGATTAGCGGCCTCATCGAAAGCGGCATCAGCATTAAATTCTGTGGTGTCTTGATTTTCCATTTATTACCTCATTAAGCGGCATATAGCGGCTTGTGATAATTCGTTGATAACAAAAAAGCCCACTCATTGAGCGGGCTTGTATTTAACCGTTTAGATCTGATACTAAACTTCTTAATTCTTTAATCTGACCTCTTAGAATATTGTATTGCTGAGGCGTTAAGCCCTCAGTGCATAAATCCTGACAATACTCATCGATCCGTTTATTTAGGTAGGAGATTAGAGAATTTCTATCTGTTGAGCTTGATAAAATTAATTTCTGCATAAAATCCCCAATAAAAAACCGAATTGCATTTCTACAATTCGGCTATTTTGTTGAATTCTACTGCAAATATTTTTAAATGTCAATGGATTAGTGTGTATTTAACCCCTCCATTTGTCGATATTTACGCAATAATCGTGCTTGTACGCCACTCATTTCTTTGTTGTATCGTTTGATTCCGTTTTCATAGGCGACTGCGCTAATCTGCCCGGAACGTAAAGCACGGGTAAGCTTGCTCTTTTCCGCTCTTGCTTGCTTAATAATGCTTTCTTCTTCTTGACTAAATTTAATCATTTTGATTTTGTCATTATCAAGCCATCCATCTAACGCTTTACGCTCTTTTCTTGATTCGTACTCAGCCTTAACCTTTCTAGCCTCTTCACTAGCCTCATAGTATCGGCTCTGAATTGCAAATTCGTTTGTTGTACCGATGAATTGATTTAAAAGTGGTGTACGAGTTCTACGCCCAAGCTGTTCACGATTTGGATTTTCCACAAGAATAGTGTTCAACTCCCTTAGACTTCCAAGCATTGCGCCATAGCCATCAAACAAGTTTTTGATTTGCTCAGGGTGCATATCAATACCTAGTGAATCATTAAGATAAATAGCTGTATCTTTCCAGAATTGAGCAGTTGTCACTTTGGATTGTTCTGCTTTTAACTTATCTCTACTCACATAGTTAGTCGTAATTTGCCCGCCGAAAGCAGAGCGGTTTAAGGCGTTTTGTACTAGCGGTTGCAGTATTGATGGAGTAATAGTTAATGCAGCTTTCTCCAATGGGTATTTAGCAGCGGAAATTTCAGACGGTGAAACTGGCGAGAATGTTTTAAGAGAATGCACAAACATATTAGTGCCGGCCTCAGTCATTGAAATATCGCCAACTGCACCTTTCACAATATTTGTTGAGAAATTCCACGCCATTTGCGCCATACCAAAACCAACCGGGATTTTGAAGTATTTACCCTCGCCAAGTGGAATCGGGATATAACGAGTGATGTCGCCAAGCTGATCCATTTTATTGCCGCCCTCGTCCTCATCGTCCATTGAGCGCAATACAGTGTAAAGTGAAGTCATTACCGCCATGTATGCAGCAAAGCGGATTTGACCTTTGCGAGTGGATAGATAACGCATTAGGTTAGCTGCGCCCATTACAGTTGGTTGTGAGAACATATACAATGCTTTAATGCCACGCATTTTTGAGCCAGTTTTGCGGAAGTTGGTTAATTCGAGTGTTGTCGCCGCCGCTTGTTTTGAATCAATGCCATTTTCCACTAGCGCTTTATAGGATGCTAACGCTGATACTGTATCAAACATCTTATTGTAACCCTCAAGAACTTTGCCGGCTTTCTCAAGTTTACCGGCCATTGGGTTATTTTCTTTTTTCAAGCGTTTGATTAAATCAACTTCTGTTTTATCTAAGTAAGTACCATAGTTTGATACTCCTCCCTCTTTTAGAAGTTGTTTTAACATTCGCTCTGCTGGCACGCTATCACGCAATTCTTGACCAAATCCAAGGCGTTTAGTTGCTTGCCATACTTCCTTGTCAGCAAAGGCGTTTTTAATAGTATCACGACCGATTTTATCCATTGTTTTACTATCAACTAGACGATTATTTTTATCGTAAAGTTTTTGCACTCGGATAAATTCTGATTTTTCCCAAGTATCACGCATCATGTTCATTGGCGCAAACGTAACAGTCCATTGAGTAACGCCTCGTGCATACCATCCTGTCGGTTTAGAGATAACTTTCAAGAAAGCGTTAGCGTGTTCAACGTTGTCATTGCGTAATGATTCCATCACTTGAGTTGGTAATTCATACTCATAATAATCACCGCCCTCTTTACGGATAAGCACGTTGTCGCTTGAGCGTGTTAAGCCTTGCATTTTACGTTTACTAATACCTAAATTTACGGTTGCTTGTTCTCTTGTCTCAGCATCGGAATAGCCTTTATCTTTCAATAAAGCCACTTCTGTTTCAAACAAGTCATCAATTCTAGATTTAAACTCAGCAAAGCCGGCATAGGTGGTGGATTTACCGATTGACTTCCAAACAGCATCAATCGCATCTTCAGCCTCAGAACTTGTACGACCTTTTAATGTTTTATCTCGAGCAATGTTAAGCTCATTTGAGCCAGCGCCCGAGATAATATCAACATCTGCATCAGCATTCGGATCACCAGTTAAAGGCACATAATGGCGATTAGCCTTGTATTCTTGATACTCAGCCTCAGTATATCGACCGCTTGCACGGTCAATATCCAATCTTGATCGATTGAGATCGTAAACTAGATCGGCTACATATTCTAAGTTAAAGCGGCTGATATGTTTTTCTGTATTGCTCATAATCAATTCAGCCTCAGGGATTGACCAACCGCCAGCAACCCCAACTTTAAAGCGATTGCCTTTGTTTTTGTAATCCGTGTTATAAATATCAGCCTTACGGTTATCGTATTGCTCTTTTGCTTTTAGATAAGCCTCATGTAATCGGTGCACTTCTGCACTTGTACCGTTTTGTTTAGCGTTATCCAATAAGCGTTTTGTATCACGCATTACTTTTTCATCACGATTTAATAAATCAATGTTTTTCTCAATGGAATAGCGAGCTGAAATCCAGTTACCAACCATTCTTTTCATTGTTAATTCATCAATCGGATGTCTGCTTTTCTTGGTTTCTTTAGATAAAGCTGCAATTTTAGATAGGATAGGTTTTAAATAAGCCTGTTCTAATTCTGAATTTAACGCATCACGTTTACCTTTGGCGGTGTACATTGCATCTTTCAAGCGGCGTTTTTCATGGTCACGGCTGCTAGTGTTGCCTGTTTGATCTTCAAGGTGCATTGAATCAATCCAATCATTCACCGGGCGCAAGCTATCAGCTAACCATTCATCAACTTTACCCATCGCACGATTAAAGCGCTCTTTAAATCCTGAGAAGTCTTTAGATTTTAAGTTATCCCATGCGCTAGGCTCGCTATGCGCCACGCCTGTCATTGCTAAATCAAGAGCTGATTGCATTGTATTGGCACGACTGAATCTAACGTCATTTCTTCTTGGATTGAATCGTTTTGACAAAGGAATAATATTGCCACTGTCATCGTATGTAATTAAATCGTCAATTTTGATTTTTTTCTTGTCATTTACAACTTCTGACTTCCCATTATCATATCCTTGTTCAAGTATGGAATTTGCATCTGTGAAAACATCTCTCGCTCTGACAATCTTGCTGACAATTTGATAATTACCATCTAAGTTAGCCTTGCCATGCTCAACGGCATAATCACGAACGATTGTAACCCAATCGCCGTTCGTTATTGTTTTCCCTGTTCCTTTCGGGGCGGCTCTATAAATTTCAATTAGCGCATTCGGTCTGCCTTTCACCCTGTTAAGAATATGCCAGGCTTTTCTATCCATAATTTCTTCGCCTGTTCCATAATACATATGGCCATTTAAGGAGTAGAAGTCATCTGGATATAATCCACTTAAATTATCAATGCTTTGTGAATATCCATCTCGACCAGGAGCGGTATGCTCCATGCGATAATCAGGTTTACCGAACCCATTTTCACCAGCTTTACTATCAACCATAGCTCTTAATTCAGGCTCAACGGTTAAATCACCATTACGATAACGCTCGGCCAACTCAATATATCTTTGGTCTAAATCATTGCCTTTTTTTCTACTAAAACGAATATCATCATTCTCGCTTGAAAATTCCCCAGTGTTAGAGGATGCTGATTTAATTTGATTTGAGTTGAAGATAGCTAAGTTTTTAACTCCGTCCTCATTTACATAAAAACCATCAAATCCCAAGTCTTTGATTGATTCAATGATTGTTCTATCCTCTATCCGTTGCCATTTACCTTTTTTTATTTCACTAACAGCGCTAGAACTCAAACCGGCCATCACCGAAAGTTTACCAACTTGTTTTTTGTTAGTGTAATCAAAAGGATTCTTGGAGGAAATAAACAACGGCATAACATTTGCACCATCAGCAAAATCTCCGCCATTTTGCGTGACAAACTTATCAACAAATTTCGGATCGTCAGATACAAAATGAATACCTCTATCATTGCTAAATACATTAAAACTATTTAATGTGCCATGATAAACCACTAACGGCTCACCAGTTTTAGGATTTACAACCTTACTTGCGTTTTCAGGATCGTTTTCCCAATCACCGAACCAGGCTTTAAACTCAGGCGAGCGAACTTGTTGCCATTGTTTGAATGTTAGCTCGGTTTCGCCGTTTGATTTTGCTTGGTTATAGCGTTCCTCAGTTAATTCTTCATTTCGGCTAAAGCGCAAATCGCCAATATCACTTGTTTCATTTAGCGAGCTAGATTTAATTCGAGCAATAAGATTCAATACATCTTCATCAGAAAACTGCGCTGCACGCTCAACACCAAAGAATTTTGATAAGAAGTCTTTGATACGTTGTGCGGTCATTGCCAACCATGATTTAGTTGATTGTCTTTGACCTTTCTTAATCTCTACACCATAGCGACTTTCAAGCTCATTCCATTTGCCTGTTTCGTGTGCGGCCATCATTTCTGCGATAGCCTCTTCAATCGCAACGGATCGATTGGTTGCGGCTAAATCGTCAGTGTTTTTGCGTTGTGCTTGAATAGCATCAGCAATCTGACTAATCGCTTTATTTCTGCCAACTTCTTGCATTAAGCTATCATAAGAGCCTTTATAGCCAACGTTGATTCCACGGTGCGCCATTTCGTGCCACGCAACGAACTGCAAACGTTCTTCTTTGCTCATTGTTTTGGTTGCATTGATACTATCTGCGATCAATGTAACCTTACCAGTTTTAGGATTAAACCAACCCTCTACATCAGAAGTGATTAGGTTTTTCACATCTTTAGGCGGATTGGCGAGAGTTGTCACCTCAATATGTTCTGCCGCTTTGCCAAAGGTTTTGCGAATAATGTCTTGAGCGTGTTGAATTTCAGGATTAATTGTATTGACACTACCATCGCTTTTTACTACACTAGCCCTGTCGAAAAGCTCGTTTAATGTATCATCAGCCAGCAATTGTAGCGTGTGATTGATACTGCGGGCTTTTTGCTTATCTACAAATCTAACTTCAGAATGTTTCACCATATTGGTGAGATAATTACTCGATTCATTTCTTCCATAAACACTAGCTATACGATGAAACTCGATACCTCTCTCAGTTTTATTAGCATGAATAGCTGAGATCACAGGATTTCCATTAGTGCCTTGCAGCTCGGTTAAAACAACATAAGAATTATTTGGTGAACCCTCTTTTGTGTTTTTAAAAACGGCAACCGGATTATTAATTTGTTGCGGAATTTGCTTTAATAAATCAGCCGTCATCTCAGGGTGTTCATGCTTAATTTTTACCAATTTTTGTTTATTCATAAACATTGGTAAATCATCAAGTCCTGATTCAATGAGCGCTTTAGGTGTTGTTCCCAAATAAATAGATTCTGCTTTTACTTGAGTATTTGTTGAACCGAAAACATCCTCCACCGCTTTCGCAAAGTCAGAATTAGCAGATTCATTTAGGCTTAACCGAACATTCTCATCTGTATTTTTCGCTTGCTGCAACGAGCCTAATTTATCAAACTCTACATCGCCAAACATACTGGCTTGCGATAGATTGCCTTGCATTTGTGCTTGGTCAAGGTAAGCGCCTAACACTTGCGCAATACGTTTACTACTTCTGCGGTTGTCATCAAAGATTGTTAGAATTTCACGAGCCTCAGGCGATAAATCCCCCACAAAATCTTCTTGAGCGAGATAATCGCTGATTTTGAATCCTTGTGCATTGAGTTGGTTGTATTTCTCAACGGCTTGGATCACATCTTCTGAAATGTTTACATCGTTTGATAACTTGCCACTGTCAATGCCTTGCTGAGTTTGAGCAACTTTAGGCGCAATGGAGGTTAAGGCGTTCAATACGTTTTTTGCGCCTTGATCTGTATTTTCAATCAAGCGGGATAATGTTTGACTGTCACCATACGCCTCATACAACATTGCATTACGCATATGCTGCACGCCAGTTTGACTGAGATTGCCTCGACTATCTAATAATTCATTACGCACGTTCTCAGGTTGATTTTTAATGAATTGGCCAATGAAGTATTGGTTATCTACTGAGTTAATATCACCGTCATCGTTTGCAACAAAATTATCCATACTTGGCAAGCGGCGAGCATCTACTTTTGCTTGCTCTAAATCTGACATTCGCATACCGCCTTGCTCGTTGGAATTGATAGCCACTTGAGCAATATCAACTGGAGAAGTTAAACGGCGAACCAATACGGGATTTTCCATTTCACTTAATTGAGCTGGATCAATGCCAAATTGTGCTGAATTATCTTGTAAGAATTGGCGATAACCATCAGCGCCGCCCTCTTGATAGGCTTGGCGAATTGCCATTGTACGACCGTTGCCGGCAATAATTGTTTTACCATCTAAGGCTAATAATGGTGCGCCCACATCCATTGTCGGACTTGAGGCAAGTTTGCGTGGATCTAAATTTCGTGCAATGTTATTAATTTGAGCTTGGCTTGATGCTCTGTCACGGTCACGGAATTGGTTTTCATCTTTTTGCTGTGTAGGCGCAAGCGTGCTTGCATCTACGACTTCATATTGGAAAGGTTGATAATTACCATTGCCAACATCAATCTCATCGTTAGCGCCGCTTACAACGCCATTTCTGAACTCAGGTGCAATGTTAGCTGATGATTGTAAATTGCTTACTGGTGCAACGGCTTGCGGATCATCGTTGGCGTATTCTTTCGCTTTCTCAGCATAATCTTCTAACCAACGGCGCATAGCTTTACCGTCTTTCGGATCAATGCCGTATGATTGAGCAATGTTGCGCACTTCATCAAACGCACGACCGATTACATAATCTTTTCGAGCTTGTTCGTCTGCGAAAATGGTTGGCGTATCAATAAACTCATTCGCACGAGATAAATCATTTTTTCTGAATTGACCAAGAATTGAATGCAATTCAAGCGCACGTTCTAAATTCGGATCGACTTTGAAAGTGGAGGTTGTTTCTTGTTGCGGTTGCTCTTCATCAAAGAAGTCTGATTCAAATTTTGCTTTTGCTTGTTGCTCTGCAAGTGCCTCTTCTGCTGCTTGTCGTGCTTTAGCGGTTGCAATACCGGCATTATTGAGCGCTTGTACTCGACTGGCTGATACTAAATCGCCTAATTCTGTTGCACCATGATTGAGCATATCAACATAGTTTCTTAATTGGCTATCAACTGCATCATTGCCGGTATTGATATGATTTAAGATTGTGCGTTTTTGATTATTGAAAGCGATTCTGTCGGTGTGTGTATCAAGTCCCCCCATAGCCGAACCAAAGGCTGCACCAAGCACCGCACCATTGATAGCATTATCAGCCATGCCCTCAGTTAAATCTTTATTAGGATTTAAATAGTCTTGATCTGCTTTGTTTAATGCGTATTGCTCGCCAATGCCTTGAATAGCCTCAGTACCGCCCTCAACTGCCGCACCTTTTAATAAACCGCCTTTGATTGTTTTAGCCGGCGAACCTAAACCCCAAAATCCACCACCAAGACCACTGACTGCATTTGTCACTAAATCTGTTGCGATAGCCGTTGGATTTAACGCTGCATCACGCCCAACTTTATCAGCAAAGGATTTTTTAGCCATTGTGTAAAGCTCATCTGTGCTTTTACCTTTGCCCTCATCGCTATCTGCAATGGAATAATACTCGTCTGAGAATTGTGGAATCTGAGCTAATTGCTCATTAGTCATGCCCATGACTTCATCACGTTTTTGACCGTAACGTCCACCGCCTGACATCGCTGACATTGTTGCTGTAATACCGACCATATTCCAGTATTTTTGCGGAATACCACGTTTAGCCGCTTGTTCAACGGCTGTTTTGCCCACTTCTTCAGCGACTTCTTTTTTAAGCAATAATTTACCGGCTTGTTTTGCACCAATCGTTGCGACTTTACCCGCACCACGCGCTCAAGCGA